TCGTAAGTCACCTAAAAAGGGAGTGAAACGTACTATGCCAACAAATATTGAAACAAGAGAAGCTATTAATGCCTATGTACGAGATAAAGACCAAACTCGTGCAGGCTTCACATCTGTGGAAGGTGGAGCATTGATTCCAGAAGAGTTATTAGCTCCAACGAAAGAGCTAGTTGATACAGTTGACCTTACACAATATGTTCGTACAGTTCCAGTTAATCGTGGTTCTGGTAAATATCCAATCATTAAAAAATCAAATGGTAAAATGATTGCTGTTGCGGAATTAGCAAAAAACCCGGAACTAGCTAAACCAACGTTTGTAGAAGTTAATTACGATATTGAAACTTACCGTGGTTACATTCCAGTTTCACAAGAAGCAATTGACGATGCAGACTATGATGTTGCTGGACTAATTGCGGAAGATATTAGAGATCAAGACTTGAATACTAAGAATGCTCAGATTGCAGCTATTTTTAAATCAGCTGCACCTAAAGCTGTAACAGGATTAGATGGAATTGTGACGTTGTTAAACACTGGATTCAAACAAGTTTACACTGTGAAATTTTATGTGTCTTCATCACTGTTCAATGAATTAGATCTATTGAAAGATGGCAATGGCCGTTACTTATTACAAGACGATATTACTGTTGCATCGGGTAAACGTATTAAGGGTCGAGAAGTTGTTGTTTTAGACGATGACATGATTGGAACTGCAAAAGGTGATTTAGTAGGGTTTGTAGGTGATGCGAAGGAATTCTGTACCCTATTTAACCGTAAACAAGCTTCTGTAAAATGGACAGATAATGACATTTATGGTCAATTGTTGGCTGGGTTTGTTCGTTTTGATGTAGAAAAAGTAGATGATGAAGCAGGCTACTACATCACTTACACACCAGAAGTAGCAGTTGCATAATCCTTAAGGAGGGTGAATGACTTATGAAATATAAAGTTATTAAAGATTTTAAAGATTTACAGGATGATAATCACATTTATCGTATTGGAGATAAATATCCTAGAAAAGGTCGTGCAAAAAACGAACGTATCGAGGAATTATCAGGCCACGATAATAAATGCAAAGTTCCTTTAATTGAAGCAGCTGAGGAGAATGGATGAGCAAATAAAAGTTACTTTACTTGAATTACTAAAACTAGACTTGGGCTTTAAGCATACGGTACGCGATACGTATTTGAGTAAACTTCTTTCTAGTTCAGAAAAAGAACTCATTAGAAAGGGGCTTGATCTTGATATGAATAAGGATGACGATCAAATGTTAGTTGTGGACTATGCAGCATGGTTGTACCGTAACAGACAGGAGTATCAGCCTTTACCTAGAAACATACAGATTCGTATTCATAACCGAGCTATTCAGAAAGCAGGTACTCCAAATGTTATTCAATGAAGTTCTTTCTCTCATTAAGCTAGGACAAGAAACTCAGAATGACGAGGGGTTTCCTGTACCTGGACAAGAGACAAGTAGAGATGTATTTGCCAATGAAAAAAGTATACGGGGTAATGAGTTTTATATGGCTGCTCAAAGTGGCTATACGTTGGAAACCATGTTTGAGATTCATTCCCTTGATTATGAAGAAGAGACCATTGTTGAATACGAGTCAAAGCGTTATAGAGTGGTAAGAACGTATGAAAGAAAACAGGAAGAGATTACAGAATTAATTTGTCGTGCTTATGGAAGTGAGTTGATTTCATAATGCCGGTTAAATCCACAGGATTAGCAGAGTTTCAAGCTAAATTGAAGAAGCTTGCTAGTATCGAAAAGAATGAGGCTATTGCTGAAAAATCATTAAGAAAAGGGGCGGAAATCCTACGTGCAGAAATTGAACGTAGAGCGCCACGTTCCACATATAAGGGCAAACATTTAGCTGATCATGTTATCGTTTCAAAGGTTGTCAATGGGAAAATTAAAGTAGGCTTCCATAAAGATTTTTTCTATGCTCGTTTTTTAGAATGGGGAACTTCTAAAATGCCACCCCAACCTTTTATTGAACCTGCTTTCAATGCTGTGAAAAATAAGATTATTGCAGCTATGGTAGAAGTATACCGTAAGGAGTTAGCAAAGCTATGAGCATTTATAGTTTAGTAATGTCCACATTAAAACCTTTAGGTATTCCCACGTTTCCCATTACTAAAAGAGGTGATCATGAAACATATATCACCTTCTTTTTATATGATGATACAGCTGCCTTTATAGCCGATGATAAAGAACAGAAAACAGCTTACTATGTACAAGTCGATGTTTGGACAAAAGACGCACTTGTATTTACGGAGCTTTATGAAAAAGTAAGACAAACATTAATAGGTGCAGGCTTTGGTAGAGGACGCCCTTCACCTGATCTATATGAGGAAGACACGCAAATCTATCATAAAGGTTTGCGTTTTTATTATGTTTTAAAACAACAAATGGAGGTATTGCCAAATGAATAAAGCTAAAAAAATGCCTATTGGTATGAAAGATTTGTACTATGCAACGTTATTAGAAGATATTGTGGGTGGTCTTACAACTTATGCTACACCTAAATCTTTAGCCGGAGCAGTTAGTGGTAATTTAAATCCCAATGGGTCTATTACACCTTTCTTCTCTGATGATGGTCCAACTGTAGTTGTTACATCACAAGGGTTAATGGAGCTTGAATTAGGTATTGATTCATTAGAAAAAGAAGTAGCAGCAGAAATTTTCGGATGGAGAATTGATTCCAACGGTGTCCTTATTGAAGGTGATTCAGCAAATCAGCCATACATTGCATTAGGATGGCGCTCTGAAACCTCAGACGGAGGTTATAAATATATTTGGTTATACAAAGGGAAAATCCAACCACCAAGTGAAGAGTATCAAACAAAAGGCGAATCTGTGGAAATTAAATCAGGTTCATTGAATGCAAGCTTTATTAAACGTGATTCTGATAAAGAAAAGAAAGTTAGTGTCCACAGTAATGATGAAGACCTTAAACCAGGAGTTATTATTGACTGGTTTACAAAAGTATACGAGCCAGATCAAACTATTACACCCTAAGGGAGGGGGCTTTTTAAGCCCCTTTCAACCTTTTAACGCTTTAAAATCTCTACTTTTTCACCATCGAAATCAAAATGAAAAAGGAAATCTTTCGGTTCTACTTTTGCTGTAGTTATACGAGCTAAAATATAATATCTGCCTTTGGATTTAGGGTAATAGAATTTTACAGGCCCGTTAACAACATTAAAATTAATTCCATGAAGAATAGGCATTGAGCCAGGAATAGTAAGGAATGTATAGTATCTTTGGGTCTTAATATTTTCATTGTCGACAAGGATTCCTGACTCACCACCATCGGAAAATTGTCCTTGTAAAGCAAATTTCAATCCTAAGTCGATGTGAAATTCAAGGGACGTATATTCAGCTGGAACTATAGATTCATTGAATAATAGAAAGTTACAAGCGAATTGGTTAGATGAGTTATTACCTTTATTAATAAGTTGGATATCGAATTTAAGGTCAGGTGTGATATTCCTGTTTCCTACATCTCGAACTTCATACTCTTCCATAGGGACAGATTCAAAATTAAACCGTTTATAAAATCTTCTGTCCCCTGCCATATGAGGAGCCAAATTACTTTGAGGAATATCTAAAACATATATGACATTAGTTGAAGGTGGAGATAGTTTTATTTGATTAATCCTAATGCCAGAGATTCTTCTTTGAATACGCGAATTTATAACGTGTTCAATCCATTCTTTACTAATAACGTTTGGATCAACACCACCATCAATTGAAGTGGGAACATTTCCGTCTTCTACAACGCCATAAATTAATATTCCACCAGCTGAATTAGCGAAGGAAGATACATCTTTACTTATTTCATTCTTTTTACCATCTGATTTACCCAGAGAATCAATTCTTTTATAGTCTAAATTTAAGCTTTCTGGTATTTCATTGTCGATTAATTCAAGGATATCGGACTCTGTCCATTCCCATGAGTTTTTCAAGGTCTACACCACCGTTTTTTAGATAAGTTATTTTTTAGAGACAATACTAAGTATAACGGTTTGGAAAGGTAAAGTTAATAATAAAAGAACACGCTCTTAACAGGGCGTGTTTTTATTTTGAGGAGGAAACAAACATGATGGATTTAGTCTTAAGAATAAATGGTGAAGAAAAAACAATGAACAGCCCATTTATTTCAGGTATGACATATAAAAAGTATCTTGCTCTAAAAG